CCTGTTCCCCATCGCCTCAGGGGCTAAGCCCATCACCACGCTCCACGCCACAGCAGCGCAGTTGTTTAGCCGCACCGGCCTCGACGATCAGGCCCTCCGCCGTCGCGCCCGCGAGCTCAATCCCGCCACCGGCCGCCCGTGGATCCCCGCACCCATCCGCGGCAAATACCACGTCATCGACACACTCACCGGCCTCCTCGCCTGGAGCGAGCACCAGCGCGCCACCGCCCAGACCCGCAGCCTCCCCGCCCAATGCGCCAGCATGCGCGACGTCGAAGCCACCCACCGCATCCCGCAGGAGATGCAGCAATACGCCCGCGACCACTACCATCCCCAGCCCGGCGAGCCCGTCATCTTTGAGAACAGCAGCCGCGTCAACGTCCCGCCCATGCTCAACTTTTTCTTTCCCCTCCTGAAAAAAATCTTCGCCGGCGGCGGCGCGCAGATCAAAGGCCTCCAAGGCTTCGAAGACCTCGACCTGGACTTCCAACGTGCCCTCAGCACCAAAGAAGACGTCATCCAGAAAAAGCGCGACAACGCCACCGCCAATCGCGACCTCTACGTCCTCGCCGACATCGAAAAAGAACTTGGTGAACCGCTCGCCTACCTCGCCGGCGAATGGAAGACCGCCCTCAAAACCCACGGCGGCAAACTAAAATCCCTGTTGCACGGCGCCGGCCTCGATCCCGACCTCATCAAACAAGCGCTCAACATCCTCACCGAAGCCCTGCACGGCCCCCCCGCCAAGCTCCGCCAACAACTCAAGCTCGACGAACAAGCCGAAAATAAACAAGCCGCGTAACAAATGACCGCCACTCTTCCAAACGTCCGTCGGCCGTTGCTCCGTTACTTCGGAGGCAAATGGCAATTGCGTCATTGGATCACCTCGCATTTTCCTGAACACCGTTTTTACGCCGAACCCTTCGCCGGCGCTGCCTCCTGTCTCCGCGCCAACTCCCCCGACATGGCGATCTGTAAACCTCGTAAAACCCGTTCGCGTATTTCGTGTAATTCGTGGTCAAAAAATCCGCGTTCATCCGTGCCATCCGTGGTCAAAACCTCCGTTCCCTCTGCTTCCTCCTGTTAAAATATGAAACTCTCCAACTCCATCGGCTGGTGCGACGACACCACCAACGCCGTCACCGGCTGCGACAAAGTTTCGCCCGGCTGCAAAAATTGCTACGCCGCCACCGGCACCCGCGCCCGCGTCCTGCGCGCTCGCGGCATTGAAACATGGGGCCCGAACGGCGTACGGCATCCAGTAGCGGAATTTGCCGAAAAGATTCAGCGGCTGAACAAACTCTGCGTCTGTGATCGGTGCCATTCGGCTGGATACCTCGGCAGAATGAGAAACGGAACCGAGATACACCCCGGCAACCAATGCACCGTATCCGGCTGCCAGGGCCAGCTCCGCCGCCCCCGCCTCTTCGCCGATTCCAATTCCGATTGGCTCGACGAGAAATGGCCGATTGAAACGTTCAAGGGGTTTTTGGAAGCAATTATTTTGCATCAAAATATTGATGTGCTTCTTCTGACGAAACGGCCCGAGAATTTCAGAACCCGACTACAGCAGATTATCGACGGGCATTTCCGAGATGCCGAAAAGATCCTCGCCCGCTGGTGGCTGGATGGTCATGCGCCGCCGCATGTCTGGCTCGGCGTTTCGGTGGAGAATCAGGCCATCGCGGACAAGCGGATTCCGTTGTTGTTGCAGATCCCGGCCGCAGTGCGGTTTTTGTCATGCGAGCCATTACTGGAAAAGGTCGATATTGAAAACTTTGTGCTGCCATCGTTGGAAGACGTGCAAGCCATTTATGCAGGTCGAGAACCGAATTACGACGAGAGCCGCCGATGGGTCATCGTTGGAGGAGAATCGGGTAAGGACCGGCGCGACTGCGGGGTTGATGCGATTTCGAATATCGCAGAGCAGTGTCAGCACGCTGAAATCGCCTGCTATGTGAAGCAGGACTGCGCCTTCAAAAGCGGCGAACAAGGCCGCATCCCCAACGAAATCTGGAACCTAAAACAATTCCCCTCTGTGAACTCTGTGGCAAAAACTTCCGGCTGTTAAAATGACCTTGGAAGAAATATTCGGCCTCGAAAATCAGGACCTCATTGACCAGGTCCGCGCACAGAACCGCGCCAAAGCCATCGAATACATCGATCGCTACACGAAGCCCATGCCCACCGAGGAAGTCACCGACTGGGCCCAGAAAAACGTCCGGTTCGACGAACCCAAATTTCGCGGCTCCTTCAGCATCGCCACCCGCCATTACCTCGAAGAAATCCTGAACCTCTGGCGCCGCGACCTCACCAACGAAATCACCGACATCATCTTCTGCGCCGCCACCCGCTCCGCTAAAACCAGAATCCCCATGGCCGGAGCTGCGTACCGCATCGCCCTCGACCCCATGCGCTGCCTCTGGACCAAACCCATGAAACACGGCGCCGGCGGCAGTCGCAATGACGCCATCACCAAATTCATCCCCATGCTCAAAGCCAGCCCGGGATTGAAACACGCTTGCGACCGGTGCGATAAAAATTCGCTCAACGGCAACCAACAACGCATCAACGGCAGCATCATCGATTGGGAAGGCACCGGCTCCGCCAAGCAACTGAGCGGCAACCCCGACGACGTCGTCGTCCAGGACGAGTGCGACGGCTACGTCCTAAAAGGCAACAACGAAGCCCACCCCAGCATCCTCGCCGACGAACGCACCAAAGACGCCACCAACCCGTTGCGCTACAAAAGCTGCAGCCCCACCGTCGAAGACGGCGTGATCTGGCAATGGCTCATGCGCTCCGACCTCCGCCGCCGCTTCCTGCCCTGTCCGCGCTGCAATCCCAATGCCAAGGTAGGGCGCGTCACTCCGTGCGCGCCGAACTCCTCAACTCCTCAACTCCTCAACTCCCAAACTCGGCTCAAGGGTTATTTCATCCTCGCCTGGTCCGAACAATACAACGTCCTCCCGAATAAATTGCCCGACGGCACACCCATCCCCATCGCCTACATCAAATGGGACCCCGCCGCCAAACACCGCGACGGCTCGTGGGATTTGGATTTAGTGACGCGCACCGCCCACGCCGTCTGCCCCCATTGCCAGGGCAAAATCCACAACCACGAAAAAGAATGGATGGATACCCGCGGCTTCTGGCTCTCCACCAAAAAAGGCGCCCCCGGCGTCGCCGGCTTCCAACTCAGCAGCCTCTACGTCACACACGATGAAACCGCGTGGGGCATCCTCGCCAAAAAGTTCCTGCTTGCCCGCGCCAACGGCCAAAGCATGAAAGGCTTCATCAACAACGACCTCGCCGAAGTCGACGTCATGCAGGAACATGGCCGCAACAAACTCGAACTCAACACCGCCCCCGCCGCGCAAACCGATTGGGTCGCCATCCTCACCGCCGACTTTCAGAAAAACTGGCCCTACCTCTGGTTTGTCGTGCGGAAATGGTGCGCGTTCAAACTCCTCCCGCCCTTCGCCATCACCAACGGACTCCCCGACTTCGTCCCGCTGCTCGAATTGCCAGAAAACGCCGACCCGCGCGAAAAATGCCGGAAACTTCTGGGACTGAAGACTGAGGACTCTGGACTGTGGACTAACAACCCCGCCTGGCTTGTCATTGCCGAGCTGATGCGCTTTGACAGCCGCACCGGCCCTTCGCCGCTCATCGAATTCCTCCTCGCCCAGGGCATCACCGGCGCAAAACTCGTGAAATTGTACCGCGAAGACGCTAAAGCCAACACTATGGACTTCCGGAAAAAGATTCACGAACTCATGGCCGCTCAAGATGGCCGCACCGCCAGGTGCCCCAGAGGGGGCGATTCCGAGCTCGTCGCCGCCGGCTACTGCGAACTCTCCGGCCCCGCCGCGTGGGAGGAACTCAAAGACGTCGTCAAACAATACCAGGTCGGCAAAGGCATGCTCATCCCCAACCGCTGCGTCCACATCGATTGCGGCTTCGCGGAAAAATTCAACCGCGTCGTCCTGCAAATGTGCTACGAAAGCGCCAGCATCTACAAATATTATGACCCCATCAACTCAACCAAGAACGTCCCGCTCTTTTACGAAACCCCTCGCCACCAATATTGCCTGCCCGCGCCCTACGATGGCTGGCTGCCCGTCCGCGGCAAACCCACCAACCGCCCGCTCGGCACCGGCAAACTGCATCCCGAGCTCAACATTGATATCGGCGATCCGTATTACGGCACGCCGAATGCCGGCACGAGCGTCACGGAAATTTTGGAAATCCCCCAAGGCCTCTTCTGGTTGCGCAAAGAAGACCTGCGCCAAAAACGCACCAAACAACTCTACACCGTCAGCCCCAACGTCGAATGGTTCCCGCGCCTCTACAACGTCGACGGCTCCCTGAGAATCGAAGGTGGACGTTCCACCTCCAATTTCAAACAGGCGGATTACGAGCGGCAATTGAACGAACAATATTTCGATGAAAAACGCGCCGTCGTCGTCCCGAAACACGGCAAAGGCGGCAGCCAATCCAAAATGCACCCGTACCATTTGGACGACTGCGAGACCTACCAAATCGGCAGCGCCACCCACAACGAATTCTTCGAAGAAACCGAATCAAAATAGACACGAATTCCACCAATTAACACGAATGAACACGAAGAAAATTACCATCGAGGGCTTGTGGATTGAATACCGGGACGCATGTTATCCACCTAAAAACGGCAAACTCGATCCACTCCAAGAAACGGAAACCCGCCAGGCATTCTATGCAGGCATTCTGACTGCCGCAAAGGTTGTGGTCGAAAGTTCGGCTCACATGACTGAGGAAGAGGCCTTGCGCAACATAAAAACCATGATCGATGAAACGCAAGCCGTGTGCCGGTCTCGAATCTACGAGATGAAAGGAAGAAATTAATCATGAACCCTCAACGCTTTTCCGAATCCAATACCGTCATGCGTCGCCCGCCAGATATGACCGAAGAAGAATGCGCCGACGTCCACGCCTACGCCGATGGCAAAATCGTCATCACCGCTTGGGCTCCCACACCCGAAGAATTGGTAAAAATAAATCTCGGAGAGCCGGTCTTTCTCTGCGTCCACGGACAAACCATGCCGCCGGTATCTCTTTCGGTCGGAAAGTGGTGCGAATCATGAATCCTTTCCCATCTGTGGGTAGTGGGCTACTTTGAGCATTTTTTAGGCGATTACTCGCCATAACCAATTATGAGCCGATTTTGTAAACACGGAACAAGCCGGAGCAACCCCTGTCCTGACTGCATTCATGACAGCTTCAATGAAATAATTGCGGACTCCAAAAGACCAAAAAGAAACAAAATGAAATACCAATTCGTAATTGACCTCGAATGCGCCGAAACAGTCGCGCCATATGAAGCAAGGACTTGGCTGACCAAAATTCTTTCAGCAAACACACGCGACTATGGCGTGTCGGGTTTTGAGGTGAGCGACGAACACGACATAAAAAGACGCTCGGTGCCTCCCGGATTAACGCCATGCGCGAAATGCGGCTGGAGCCATGAGGCTAATGACACGTGTGTGAAACACTGACTACTTGTCGTGAAGGGATAATCGCGAAAAATCAAACTATGCCAAGTGAAATAAGTAGAACCAATCCCGGCCCGCGCGATGATGCGCCATACATTCCTTCATGGTGTTATCCAAACAACAAGCCGAGAATTTGTGTCTGCAAATGCCATGAAGGATACCACAACGACCACGGCGAATGCATTCGCTCCGCAACATGCGGATGCAAGGGTATTCAAATTTGCTCGAAGCCTGGATGTGGTTATCCAGACGGAAAGCCCTGTATCGGCTGCGGATTGGTGGTCTATCCCAAGAAAACAAAGGTATGAGCAAGCAAGCAGATTTGGTTCGGAAGATACGCAGCATGTCCCAAATTATTCGAAGCGAGGCAGTTGAATGCGTGGGCACGCTCTCTGTGCCCTCTGTGGCAAAACCGAACCCCAACTCCTAAACTCACAACTCTCAACCTCCTAAACTTTCGAACCATGCCACTCGAAACTAAACACCCGAAACCGGAAACCTTGTTCTCGACCGTCAAAGAACTCGCCGCCGCCCTTGGCCGCTCTGAGGACTACGTCACCTACATGAAAGCCGGCGGATTCCAACTTCCCGCCACCCTGGCCGAAGCCGTCGCGTGGATCCGCGAGCACCCGCACCCGACACGCTACCGCCTCCACAAACACGCCCACCGCCCAACCTGCACCAAAAAGACATAATGGCGCACGACGGCACATTTGAATGGGACGAAGTCGCCTGGCGACTCGATACCGAAAAGCTCTCACCCGAAGCCCGCGGCATTTATCGCGAGATTCTGGGCGCTCTTTACCTGACAGATCGCAGTGGTGTTATCACCGGCACGCGCGAAGAACTCGCCCGCTCCGGTCGTTGCTCTGCCGTCCAGGTGAATGGTGCCATAGAAGAAATCGAGAAATACCGCGTCGCCAACGTGTCCGAGCGCAACGGCATAGTTACCATCGTCAACCGGCGCATGAAACGCGACCACGAAAAACGCAAAAAAGCCTGTATTCGCGTGCAAAAAAGCCGCTCAAACGGTGGTTCTAACGTCCCCGAGAACCGCCCGAAACGGAAGCGTAACACCCACTGTAACGCTGCTGTAACGCTTCCCCTTATAAGCTCCGACAAAGACTCCGAAAAAGCTTTATCGAAGACTTTGTTGGAACCTTTGAAGAAAGGGGGACTGGGGGAAAACAAGCCCGGTAACGCCCCTGTAACGCCAAAAAAACGCCTCACCGAACCACAGCGAAACCTCGCCAGACGCTTCGAAATCATCCTCGGCCACCAATGGATAAATGACGCCGGTAAATGGGTAAATCGAATCAAAGAAGTCGACCAATACGGCAATACAACGCCTGGAACCTTCAGTAAAACCGAGCGCGTCCTGGCTGAAGTGGAAAGCGCGACGAAGGAAAACCGCGTCCGCGAAACCCCCGCCCAATATGCCGAACAAATCTGGAAAGAATTTAAAGGCGAGTATCCCCTAACGATACTTTGAAAATTTAGGCGAGTATCCCCTGACGACAAGTAAGTGACTATGAATAAGAAAAAAGCAATCACCAGACTTTCAAAAGCGGCTGCGGCAGAAGCTGTCGAAAACGTGATGGGGCACATTTGGGAAGATAATTGGAATCCTGATGCTCATATCTCAGTCACTTTGACGATTGACGAGCTTCGCTGTGCAACTTTTCTGCACACGGGCCGCGCACCGAATTGGTGGTTAAAACCATACAAGAAAAATGCCAACAAAATTTGAAATTCCAGCCCGAACGGAGCGGCATTGTGAGCCGTGCGAATTTCTTAAGCGGTCCAACATGCTTTGCACGCGGTTGGATGGGATAAAATGCGATTACGATTGCACACATCCAAACTGTTACCACGATCTGCCTCTTTCCGATGACCCGTTAACCAGGGGGAAGCAAATAGCGTTACGTGAACAAAACGCAAAAAATGGACGGTTTATCGGCAAGGATGACAAACAACCGGCATGGTGCCCGTTACTTGTCGTGAAGGGATAATCACCATTCTTTCGCGGCTACCCCGTTACGGCTTTGAGCCATGAGAAACACGGCGAAGAACCAAGACTTCAAACTGGTTTCGCTCTTGTGGAAAATCGTCCCGGCTGTCGGATGCAACTGGAAGCCGCAGAACGAACAAGCGTAACAGCGGCGGCCCGTGACCTTGTAGAAACAGTTGGTCTTTCCACATTCGCATTTTCCCCCATCAGGCCAACGATTCCAGAAGATAAACTCCAGACATACATCGTCGTTCGGAAAGTCCGCGTCGAATTGTTTGAAGCTATACTTCATGAGATTTTAGGAGTTTCTCGCCCCGCGCCAAGAGCCGGTCAAGCGATGTGTTTTTGTTTCTGCGTGCGGCAGCAGCTTTCCCCGCACGAGACTTCCACCATATCCTATTTTTGGCGTTCAATTTTTTCCGGTTCCGTTTCGCCCAAGCGCGATACATTTTGGACTGTTTCCCCGAGTTGGCGTATTGACGATTTCGCCGCTGAATCGTCGCTTTTCCAACAGCCGATTTACGCCATCTCTTTTGCGCGGCAGCGACTTTCTTTTTATTCTTCGCCCGCCATTGGCGGTGATATTCAGTGCGGCTCATGGGATTACTTCTTTGGCTTGGACTTTTTGAGGCGGGCAATGACGCCCTCTTGCGCGACGGCCAGCGGTTCTGTCTTGCCATGTTCCCATTCCCAAAGGGTGCGGGCAGGAACATCTAACAACTCAGCGGCCCCGGCCTGTGTCAGGCCAAGCCGCTCGCGCTCCGCTTTGATTAAGGCTGAGAATGTCATGGGATTATTTCCGGATGGAGAGGAACGAACCACAGGCCGGAAGGTCGTCGTTGATGGCACGTCCGTCCGATTGGAACAATTCGACTTTTACCGGGAACTGGCCAGAGAAGTGCGCCTCAATCGCCGCGACAACCTCATTGTAATCCCGCTCGTCGGATGTGCCATCAACAGACCATTGACCCTCAACCGGCTCAAAATTGGCAAGCTCGTTGGCGTTTTTGATGTTCGAAACCGTGATTTTGTTAGTGTTATTTTTCATAATGGTATCTGTTTTTATTGTCCGCTATTGATTTTGAACCAACGCTCCGCGCCCTTCTTTGTTTTAAACGTTTTGCTTTTCGTGAACGTCATAGCCAGCCATTGCTGGTTGTTGATGCGGAACACGCCTCTTGAAATCTGCTCGTTATTTCCTAAATCCAACGTTTCGTTTTTCATGTTTCTAATTTCGCAGATTCTGCGAATGAAGTCAACATTTATTTCGCAGATTCTGCGAATTGTTATAAACCCTTAATAACCAATTAAAAACTACGACTACTTGTCGTCAGGGGATACTCGCCAAATACCGGTTACTGACGCGAAATCTCACCAGAAACCGCCGAAAACCCCCACAAAAAGAGTAACACCCCATTGAAAAACGCGGCAAAATAATCGCCGCACATGGAAACCGAACCGCTTTTGCTCACTCGCAAAGATGTTCTCTCCGTCCTCCCCGGCCGCAGTGCCCGTTACGTTTCAGACATGCGCCGCGCCGGCCTGAAATTCCCCACCACCCGCACCGAAGTCGTCAATTTCCTCCGCCGCTGCCCCGCCCCGAGCCGGATTCGCAATTATTCAGAGAAATATTCGCGCCGCCGTCGCGTTTAGTCACCTTTAGTCACCTTTAGTCCCACTTCGTCTCTCACACCCCATTCAGCGGAGGTGCCACGATTCCAGTGTGACGAATAAAAGTCCGGAAGCCTATCTCGCCAAGCTGCTGATCGCCTGGGACCGCGCCACCGATGGCGCGAACACCCTGCGCCCGCAATTCATCACCGAATTAAAAGCGGCGGATGCCCTGGTTGCTTCCGGTTCCATCGCCAGCGTCGGCAAAAATTCCGCGAACCAAACCTACAAAGGCTACGGCCCGGGCGGCGATACGCAGGAAGAAATTCGCGGCATGTGGGCCAGCCTCCTCGCGCTCTACGACCAATTGAAATCCAAAATTACCGCTGAATTCGAGGCGAGCGCAGATTTTGATTTCACCGCACCGGCAGATTTTGATTTCGACGCGCCGATTTACGATATCCTCACCAAAATTTTCACCACCCAATCCACCGGCGGCGTGGTTTCGCTCCCGGATATTGGCGATCTCCGCGTCCCGCTGGATTACTCCGCCACCATCGCCACCGCGTGAAAAAGAAATCATTCCAATTCAAAAACACGCGCACCTCCCGGAAAACGGTGAACAAAGGTCCGATTCGGCTCACCGCGGCGCAACGCAGAACTCGAAACCAAAAACGCGAAACCAAAAACGAGGCGCGCGCCCTCGGCGTGCTCGCGGTCACGAATCCCTGGACGGCCAAAAACGGAACGCGCTCACAACGCCGCATTGTGGAGCGCGCCGTCGCCTGCCTCAGCAAAAATCAAGCGCACCTGGTCCGCAATTGGTACGAGAGCGGCAATCCCTACGGCGATGGCACCCGCAGTTTCCTCCCGGAAACATTGACGGACGCTCGCTACGATCAGAACACCGTCACTCGCCGCGAGATGATGCGCCGCATGCGCTATTGGGAGCAGAATTCCGGGATCCTCAAGAGCGGGTTGGATGTCGGTGAACAATACATCATCGGCACGCACGTTCCCGTGGTCACATCCACGGCCTCCGCTTCCGATTGGGCCACCAAAGCCGAGGCGGTGTTCATCGAAATGTGCGGCAACGCCGGGTTGAACGGCGAAACATTCTTTGACCTGCTCTGCATCGGTCACCGCCGGAAAAAAGTGGATGGCAACGTTCTCTTTGTTGAAACCAGCAAACCCGGCGCCATCACCATCCGCGCCGGCACCAAATACGAGACCGAGCTGAATCTGTTAAAACCCTGCTTCCAAATGGTGGAAGCGCACCGCATCGGCACGCCCTTCGCGCTCTGGCAGGAAAACGATTTGGACATCTTCGACGGCGTCCAATACCGCACGATCGAGACGAAAATGCCGGATGGCCGCATCCGCCGGCAAAAAGTGCGCTCGCATTTCTGGGTGAATGACTCCGCGAACGATTTCAGCGCGGAGGAAGGCTTCACGGATGTTCCCATCGAGAACTGTTACTACGCGGCCAGCGCCCATCGCGTGAATGAAACGCGCAGCGTGAGTGATTTTTACGCCGCTGAACCCACGCTCGCGCTGCTCGAAGACCTGCTCAAGATGGAAATGCGCGCGCAGGAAGTGCAGAGCGACATCGCCCTGTTCATCACCAACGGCGCGGGCGCGATGGTGAATGAGAAAACCGCCGCCACCATGGGCGGGCTCGGCATCAAACTGAGCAAGGATGCAGATGGAAAACCCGTCGTCACCGCCAAGGATGTGGACGCCGTCAAAGCCGTTTACGAAAAAATCTGGGGCGGCCGCACTGCGATTGGCCGAACGGGCGATACCTTGACGGCCATGGCTCCGAACCGCCCGGCGGAAGCCACGCTGAACCTCTGGAATTACCTGATCAACCTTTTTTGTTCCGCCGCGCGCCTCCCACGCCTGCTCGTATTCCCCACCATGAATCGCGGCCAGGGCACGGAAGTGCGCGCCGAGATCGAGAAAGCCAACGCCGCGTTCATCGCGGAATTCAATCGCATTTGGAAACCGTTCATTCATCGCGCCTGGAAATATTTCATCGGTTGGGCCATCAAAAACGATGAACGCCTGAAAAACGCACCCGCGGATTGGGCCAGCATTGAAGTTTCTCCGCCGCGCAGTCTCACCGTCGATATCGGGTATGATAACGACGCGGACCTCGCCAAACTCGCCGCCGGCGTCACCAACCTGCACACGCTCGCGCAGAAATACGGCACCACCAAGAGCAAACTGATCAGCCAATCCGTCAGCGACCTCTTCGACATCAAACTCGCCTGCGCCAAAAAAGCCGAGCAATCCGAATACGCCCAATACGGCATCACCGTGGATGCCGCCGAGGTGCGCAATAACCTCGGCGACGTCGTGAAAAACCTCGCCGCCATGAAAACGGCGGATGCCGCCAAAGCCACTGCGGAAGCCAACGCCGAAAACCCGGACCAAGAAAAGGAGCTTATCGCCGCATGAAAGTGAATCGCGTCAAAAAACTTTTCAACTACGCCGATGGCCGCGGGATAATTCGCGTTTCCTTTAATGCGGATAAAACCGATGAGCCCGCCGAGATTTTGATTTGCGAGGAAATCGGGAGCGACCCGTGGAGCGGCCAGGGATTCACTGTAAAAGATTTGCGCTCGGCGCTGGATTCCATCACGCCTCGAACTCGGGACCTGAATATCCTGATGAATTCTCCCGGCGGCAGCGTGAGCGAAGGCTGCGCCATCCGCAACCTGCTCGAGCAATGGCAGGGAAATATCACCAACACCATCATCGGTGTGGCGGCCTCAACCGCCAGTTGGTGCATTCCCGCGAACGTCACGCGCGCCTACAAAAACAGCCAGGTGTTTCTGCACCGCTGCATGGCGTTCACGATGGGCAATGCGGACGACTTGCGCCGAACGATTGATTTCCTCGAAACGACGGATGGGCAAATCGCGCAAATGTATGCCGATCAGGCCGGGGGTGAACCGGATGAATACCTCGACCTGATGAAAGACGAAACCCTGCTCACCGGTCAGCAGGCCAAGGACCTCGGGCTCGTGGATGAAATTGTCGATGGCGAAGCGCAAAACAATTTCTCCGATCAATGGCTGAACGCCGCCAAACAGAAACTCGCTGCCCTCAATTCTCTGCGCTCTTCACAGCAGGGCGCATCAACCGACAACCACCAACCAAAGGACACATCTGTGAACCTCCAGCAAAAGCTCGCCCTGCTCAACAAACGGGGCATTACTCCGCCGGCCAATTGCACTGAATCGCAAGCCGATGAACTCATCACCAAGAGCAACATCGGCCGCACGATGAACATTTCCATTCTCACCGATTGGAAGGTTCAATTCGATGCCGAAAATGCCACCGATGAGCAACTGACCAAGCTCGTCAAGGACGGTAAACCGGTCGCCGCCAACAACGCTCCCGCGCCCATCGTGCTCGACCAGGTCACCAAAGACCGCCTGGAACGCCTCGAGCAGCGCGAGAAAGCCCAGCGCCGCGAAATCATCCAGAACAAACTCACGAAATTCGCGGAGGAAGGCCGTATCACCGTCAATCAGATCGAAGAATATACGAACCTCGCCGCCGAAGCGCAGGATGATCCGGTCAAGGGCAATCCCATCATCAACCTCGTTTCGAAGAACGATCCCAAAGCGCCCGGCATTCCCGCGCTCCCCGAGAACCTGAACAAGCTGGAAGTCGTGAGCGCGGCCATCCAGGACCTCGCCCGCGGTTTCGAAGCGCATGATGAGGCTTCCAAAGCCTGGCAGCGCGGCAACAACAACGTCTCGATGGAAACCATCCGCAACAATGCGGTGGCCAAGGCGAATTTCTTCAAGAAATTCCGCAACCGCTTCCTCGAGGTGATGAACACCAACACCATCGCCACGGAGCTCAAGCGGCAGGTCATTTTGCAGGATGTTGTCATCCGGGATTTCGTCCGCCGCGTGCTCAGCCTGAACATGTTTTCCACCGTATTCCAAAATGTCCCGCTGCAGGGTTTGAACACTGTGGAAGTGCCGTACTACGATCTCGATAGTTCCGCTTCCACGAGCTTCGTGAGCGGCACGGGCTACACGACGATCGGCAACACCACCACCGACAAGCGCGAAATCACCATCGGCGAAGGCGCGGCCAATGGCGACCGGCTCTACCAGGCGCTGCAATTCAGTTCGCAGGAAATCGCCCGCCAGCCGTACCTGAAAATCGCCGAGCTCGCCGGTCTCAAAGCCGAGAAACTCGCGTTCGATATCTGGCAGGACATTCTCAGCATCATCACCGCCGCGAATTACGGCGCCGCGGCCATCACCAAAGTGTCCGCGCTCTTTTCCAGCGATGACCTCGCGGACTTGAAACTCGCCTGCAAAGCGTGGCCGGAAATGGGCCGCGGTTTGATTCTGGACAGCGCCTATGACGCGAACCTGCTCAAGGATCCGAGCTTCAAGCACGCCCTGAACGCCGCGAGCGATTCCGCCATCAAGGAAGGCCGCTTATATCCGCGCGTGATGGGTTTTGATTACACGGAAAACCCGAACATCCCCGCAAATGGTGAAAACCTCGTCGGCTTCGCGGTATTCAAATACGCGATCCTCGTAGCCTTCGCTCCCGTTCCTCCGGTCGAGGAAGTGCGCAACGCCGGCACCGTGTGGGAATTGATCACCGACCCCGCGACCGGCATCTCGCTCGAATACCGCCGGTTCGGCGACAACGTGAAGGACTTGGCCACGAACGTGATCGAATCCAGCTACGGCTTCGCCAAAGGCCTCGGCACCGGCCTCAAACGCATCACCAGCGCCTGAACCCAATACCCATCCGTTCTTTGACCGGTCCCGCGCCACCGGGACCGGTTTATAGAGCGGATGAAAAGGAAATAAACTGCCATGCAAGAAACCATTTTAATCGCCCGCGACCGAAAGACCGGCAAGGACATCCTCCTGTGCGGCCGCGAGGTGCCCTATCCCGACCAGCGGGAACGATACGAGGAATTCAATTCCCAAACTCACGAGGAATATTCGAGCGTTGCCCTGGTTTACCTGCAACCCGCCAAGAAGCCGCTCCAATTCCTCAGCGAATCGGAAGTCAAAGCCCGCGCGGAAAAGCACGAGCAATTGGTCGCGACGTCCAACGCCAAATCCGAAGCCAAGGACGATGCGCTTCCGAAAAATCTCGCCCAGGCCAAGCAGGCCTTGACCGATGCCGAATCCGCTTGCGAAAAGGCAAATCAAGCCTTTCAAGCCGCGAAAAAAGCCTTCGGCATTAGCGCCGACGCGGCGGAGAAACACTTGCTTCATTCCAAAATGCTGGAGGCAAAAAAAGCTGCGCGCCTCGCCATCTCCGAACTCGAAACCGCCCGTCAGGAATTCTTCCGGATGCAGCACGAGCACATGGCGAATCCTCCAGCGGAACCGGAAACGCCAAACCCGAAACCCGAAATTAAGCGGGAGCCGACGCCCGGTGAAAAGCGCGAAGCCGAACTGCTCAAGCAGGACAAATCTTCGTTGCTCGCCATGGTCGAAAAACTGAAAGCCGAAGGCAAAACCATTGACGCCGGCAAAGGCACCAAATCCGCGCTCGTGACCGCCATCCTCAAAGCCGAAGGCTTCGACCTGACGGTCCCTGAAACCGCCGAATAATTCCAACCCAAAAACTTTAAACACTCAACTCAACCACATCACATGAATACGAAATTAAAAAAGCTGTTCCGCAGTCTGATGATCACTTCTGCATTCTGCATTCTGCATTCTGCATTGCCCGCCAAGGCCAACGACCAAATGCAGGGCGATACCAACACCCTGGCCGCGTTCTCCACGAACACGTTCAGGCTTTATAACGATGTCACCGGCACCTTCACCAACGGCCAGGCCACATCCGTCGCGCCTTACATCTACTGCACCAAGGGTGCGGACGCCTGGATTGAAGTGGGCGGCATCTTCACCAATTCCGGCGCCGGCCCGAGCAACGTCACTTACCGCATCGCCGGTTCCGTTTCCGGATCCCAATGGACGAACAATTACGCCAGCGTGACGCTCGCCGTTCCCGTGGGCACCAATTACCAATCGGCCATCCTGTTTCTGCAACATCCCCCGCCGTTCATTGGATGGCGCTCCTTTGAGAATCCCAACACTGGAAACGTTTCCACGCGCACCGGCACCGGCTATCTCAAAGCCTACATCAAAGACGGCATCTGATTCGCGCTCACGCAACCCGTAACCACTCGACCATGTCTTTGAGTGATAAAATGCTCGCCGGCGGATGTGCTTTGCACGTCGAAGCCTTCCACGGCGAGCCCATTTTAATCCTCTCGGGACGCGAGGCGGGCAAAACCTTCATCGCCGTGCGCGAAAGCGAGACCGACCAGGTTCTCACCACCGACCTCGGCACTGACCCGCGCGCGCGCCGCGTGTTGCGTTTCCGCGATGGTGCACCAGTTCCGAACCTGGCTTCGCAGGATCGCCTCCAAACAGAGGATGGAAAAATCTGGAACGCCGTCAAAGCCCCGCAGGATGGCTATCTCAGCACGGATTTTGACCTCATCGAATGGGTTCCCGACCTCGACACATGAACACTCAAGGCAGAAGGCAGAAGGCAGAATGCAGAATTTCCGTAGTCGCTCGCCGAGGCTCTGCGCTCGTCGCGGCGGCAATGCGCTCCTCCCGCTTGTCCGCCGCGGCCTTCTGGCTGCTATTCATTTCTTCATTCTGCCTTCTTCATTCTGCCTTCGCGGCGCAGATGCGCTTCGGCCCATACACCAATGCGCTCGATGGCAATGTCATCACGAATAGTTACCTGACGGTGCGCGCGGTCGGGGATCCGGGAATCGATGCCGCGGGAAATGTGACGGGTGCGATTGGCTTGCCGTTGCGCGTGTTTCTCGGCGCGGATGGCATGGCCACCAACACGCTGCAGAATCAGAATTATTTCGTCACCAACGCGCTCGGCAGCGTGGCGTTCCTGAACAAAGGCTATCTGTTCCGCGCGCCGCTGGATTCCGGACCCACCGTTTATTCCACCACCGCGCCCGGCATTCTGATCACGGGCATGAATTATTTCGTGACGCTGGGCGGCACGGCCACGACCACGAATATCACCTTCAACCAGGTCACCAACGGGCTCGGTTTCACGCCGCTGCCGAACGCCGGCACGAATGGGTTTATCGGTAAACCGGATGGCACTAATATTTCCACCAGCATTTCCATCACCTACAGCAATTCGCTCTACAGTTTTTTCAACACCCAACTCGCCATTCAAAGCGCGCTCGGGCTCACCAACGCTTTCGCGACCAATGCGCCGGGCGTGGTTTATTCCGGCGGCCGCATTTACGTCAGCACCAATTACGATGCGCTCGGCACCGCGTTGGCCGTTGGCGCGGGCGCGACCAATTTCACCGTCTCAGCCAGCAATACGCTGTTCGCGCTGCATTCGATGAGCCTGACCAATGCGTTTGCCACGAATGCCGCGGGTGTCACTTACGTGAATGGCCGTGCTTACATCAGCACGAATTACGATTCCCTCGGCGCCGCGGTGCTTTCCACGAACGGCTTTTCCTCCCTCGTTTATACGAATCCGGGAACGGTGGCCTACACCAATCAATTGCTGTCATTGATTCAAGCCACGAACCTCGCGCTCTCCGTCGCTGCTCCGCTTACCAATGGCTTCGTCGGCCCGGGCATCACGAATGGCTTCACCACCATTCAATTGCTCAATTCCACCAGCAACACGCTCGCGACGGCCTCCAGCTCCGGCATCAACGCCGCGACCGCGACCAACATCAACAATGCGGCCGCGGGTGTGATTGCCACGAATGGAGTCGGATTGACGTATAAATTTTCCGCCGCCGGCACGAATGCGATTCTGGCCATTGCTCCCACAACAAACGGCCTTGTTGACGCATCCATCACGAACAATTCCGCCACCAAGGCTTACGCGCAGAGTCTCACCAATGGATTCGTCGGATCCGGAATCACGAACAATTCCGCCACGATTTCTCTTTTGAACGGCGCGAGCAATTTGCTTCAGAACGCCAAAATGGCTTCCACCAACGGCTTCAGCACCAATCAAGTCATCGCCGCCGGCAATGGCACCAACGGCTTTTCCATGTCCGATGGAAATACTTTGGTTAAAATCGATTCCCCCGGATCCGCGCTCAAGGTTTCCACGCTCAGCAGCAATTACAACATTTCCATTAGCGTGGTGGATGATAATTCCGGCACGGGCGACATCATTGGTCCCCAAGGCCAGGCATTTCAATTCAATGTGGACGGTGAAATTGCCATGAATGATAGCGGCGGAGAAATTATCCGCGCCAGTGAGACGGAAGGCATTCTCATTCAGGACGGCAACGATCACGCCTTTCAGCTCGATCCCATTACGGGCAATTTAACACTGACCGGCGGCGGTTCATTCGCCGGGGATGCTTCCCAAACGACCGGAAAAGTTTCTTCCACCAACGGCTTCGCCAAAAATCTCACCGCCACCAACAACACCGCGCTGGAAGGTTCCATTTCTTTCGGTCCCACCGGGCAAGCCACAAACATCGTTTCCTCCACGAATTATTTGTACTTCGTCGGCGCGGGAACCTCGCTCACCACCAATGGCGCGCTGGTTTGGAACGCCGCGCTCAAGATTTACACCAACTGGTCCAACGGCTCGATTCTCACCAATAACAGTACTGCGTGGCTGTATCAAACCAACGGGCTCACGCTGTATTCCCTCTCCGGCAGTTCCCCGATCGGAGCGTATTCGGCGGTGAACGGCGATCTGCCCGCTCCGGCCGCGTATTACACGGCCGCGATGAATGACCACATGGTTTTTCTCGGGCCATTGTCGGTCACGAACCTGAATGCGATTTCCAACGCCATCGTCGTGAACGGTTCTTTCGCCGCTGCTTCCAATTCCATCGCGAACAACAACGGATTCGGCACGAACACCTATCTCGTCAATCCATCCGCCACCAATTGGGCGAGCGTGGAAAATTTCTTTTTTCAATTCGCCGCCAATGGCCAGTGGAACACCAACGCCGGCGGCGCGGGTTTTGGCGCGGCGGTCCTGAGCGGCGCCACGAACCGCATCTTCAATCATGGCGCGAGCGTGATTGCGGGCGGCATGTATAACAAGGTGCTCGGCTTTGGCCGGAACTGGGGCGCGATCCTGGGCGGTCTCTCCAACGTGGTGGATAGCGGAGATGCCGTCAGCATCGCCGGCGGGACGATGAACTCCACGCTGAACAGCTATTACGATTTCATCGGCGGCGGCCAGTTCAACGTCATGACCAACGCCCAATGGGCCTCGATTCTTTCCGGTTACTACAACACCAACGTCGACACCGGCGGGACCATTCTCGGCGGTCAAAGCAATTTTGTCCGCGGCAATTGGAGCCTGGCTTACGGAACCAAAATTATCATCACGAATGATAACAGTGTCGTGTTCTCCGACAGTCCCGCGAATACCACCACCAATTCCCAATTCATCATCCAGGCCACCAACGGGCTCACTGTGTTGGAAGGCGGCCTCACTGTTACCAATGTGAACCCCGGCGCGGCTCTCGCGGCGCTCGGCGTCACCGCTTCCGGCCAATTGACCACCAATGCCGTCCCCGGCCCGGGCGGCGGTGCGGGCACCGTGACCAGCGTGGGCGCGGCCGTGCCCAGCGGATTCTCCGTGAGCGGCACGCCCATCACCACCGCGGGCACCATCACCATCACGCGCTCGGGCGATGCCAACAACGGCGGCAACGGCCAAATGAACATCGGCGCATTGCAGGCCACCGGGCTCACGCAGCTCGGCGGCCAGGTGACGATGAATGCGCTGATCGTCACCAACGGACTCACGAACAGCAGCTTGACGGCCGGAACTCTGACGATCGCTGACGGTAACAAAAAACTCGCCTCACTCGCCAACGGCGTCGGCGTGCTAACCAATGATGGCAACGGAGTGCTGGGATATCTTTCGCCCAGCAGTTTCGGCGGCGGTTCGCCGCTTACCACCAATGGCCTTCCTGGACAAACCTACCGGTTATCGACCAATGGAGTTTCTCAGGAATTGACCAATTTCGACGCGCCACTCGGATGGCCATTTACCAAGCCGATTATCTGGATCGTGGGTGGCGATTCCATTCCTTACGGACTGAATGTCGCCCACGCGTTTTGGTATTATGAAACGAATAACTTCGCCCCGGCTGGATCGATTGTTCTCGTCGACACCAACGCCTGCGTTCCCGGTTCACAATCCACCACGATTCTTTCCCGCATGCGGACGGAATGGGCGAAGTATAGCACCTCAAATAATTTCACGGTGCTTTCAACGGTCTGGATTGGCGTGAATGATTTCAACGCCAACACCACCTGGCTGCAGGTCTATACCAACATCGACGAATGCGCCATGGAAGCGCATGCCTCCAATTCGCTGTTCATGGCCACGTGTATCACGCCGTCCACGGGAATGGCCTCTGCCAATCGATATTCATTGAATTGGTTCAATCTGAATCTCATCAACAACACCAATCGGCATTGGGATTTCCTGATGCGTCCCGATTTGGCTCTGCTCAATTCACAACCGGATAGCACGCTTTGGGTGGATGACGTTCATCCAACTGAACTTGGACACAGCAATGTTGCCTACAGTGTGGATTACACTTTGCGTCACGTTCAGGGGAGCACCTACAACCCGAACATTCTGCAAGGGAGCCACTACATTCTGGGCTATGGGACGGACCCGCAAGGCTACGCCGCATCAGTCGTGGGCCAGGCTCAATATCCTTTTGTGGATCTCTATCGCCCTGGCGCAGCGGCGTTGTATTTCGGTCCCTTCGCAAACAGCGACGGCGGCACGGCGGATTTCCATTACAACAACAGCGATTCTACGCACGACGGTTCGACGCTGTTCATGCAAGTGCGCGGAAAGACAAACGTTTGGTTCCGCCACGCCGTCACCTTCACCAATGCGCCGGAATTGATGCTCACCAACGCGGCGCCGGGGAACACCACCACTCCAAAATTGTGGTTCCCAGTCACGAATAATGGCGCCGTGTTCATGGTCCCAGGTTATCAATGAGATTCCTCGCCCTCATTTTATTCCTGTTTTCTGCATTCTGCATTCTGCATTCTGCCTTCTCCCAGACCTACATCGGCGCGGAGACCACGCAAACACTGCCCGGCCCGGCTTACAATTACCGCGTCATCGGCAATTGGCCGGATTCCAACTCCGTGAGCCAATTGAATCCGCCCGTCTTCAAATGGATTTACGATGAAACGATTCCCCTCACGGCGAGCAATGACGTGCGCCTGTTCCATTTTCAACTGAGCACGAACGCCACGCCGTTCAGCTCCACGGTTTGGGACATCGCCTGTTCGAATAATTTCTACAACCTCGTCCCGCCCATCACGAATGCGGATGGCAGCACTTACACCGGTCCCTGTTTCTGGCGCGTCAAATACTACGATACGAACTTCAGCCTGCTCGCCACCGGCCCGACGCATTATTTCACGATGGCGCCGAACGCCACGCTCTGGGATCGCTCCATGCTCGCGGATACGAATTACCGCGCGACGTTTCATCATCCCTACCTATATTTCAAAGGCACCAATCACGGCGCGCTCGCAGCCGGTCTGCCTTCCGTCTGGGATTTCCACACGCTCAGCATCAGCGGCATCGCGAGTTCCGTGGTGAATTTCTACCAGGAACAAACCTGGTGGGGTAATTCCACCATCACCAATGGCGGCGAGAGCACCGCGTTTCTCGCGATCGGCGGCGCGGCCAGTTGTGCGTTCAGCTATTACCTGCTCAATAGCAATAATGTTTATGATGTCGATGGCGCCTGCGCCTCGCTCAGTTTCGCCGCCACCGCCATTCGCCAGCAAAATCTCGATCTCATCGATCCCTACGTCAGCGATCCCGGCGCGCTGCAACAATTCTGCCTCGCGCGCGATTGGCTGTATCCGTTCATGACGACTGATGAGCGGACCAACACGCTCTACACGCTGCGCACGCTGGCGATGTACGGCGCTTACGGCGGCGCGTGTTTTTATGGCGATGTGAATTTCTCGCCCACGAATCGGGATTATCCCTATTTCCCATTTCAAGCGCCGTTCTACAGCGCATTCAAACTCGGCAGCTCGCATCCGCGCCATGATGTGGAAGTCGGTTTAATGGCCTGCCTCGCCGGCATGAATGAAGATCCCGTGCTGCGCGATCTGTTGCCGCTCTTCCTGAATTACTCGGTGTTCCAACTGGATCCCGATTTGGGCGATGAAGGCCGCGGCTACGCGCAACAGGATAATTTCAAATTTGACCGCGAGTTCAGCGCCGCCGGCTGCGCCATCATCACCTTTCCGGAAGCGCATTTGGAACGCAATCCACTCTGGACGAATCTCTCGCGATTCTTCGCCTCGTGGGACATCACCGGTTATCGCGGCGTGTTTGAAGGCGGCGATCTCGGCTACGGCTACGTGAACCAAATGTATCACTACCGCTATCACGACGTCGCGGACATCACCGGGGATGGCGCGTTGCTCCGCCAGTACAATCGGCAATATAACAATTTCCGGCTGAACGCCGCGGATGAATTCCCGCTGCTCGGCGAAGCGTTCTATAATTATTATTTCCCGAAGCCCGCCGAGACCGATTACCCGCGCAACGAATACTTCGATCCCATTCGCGGGCGAATGTTTTCCGGTTCCTTGCCCTCGAGCGACAACGGCGCATTTACGAATGGTTCCACGCTGTTCATGGATGCGCGCCCGGCCGGCCGCAACGCGGACCACGGCAGTTACACCGATGGCGATTATCAATTTCTCTTTCACGGCTGCGAAATCAAAGCGCAAGGCGCGGCGCAGGGTTACGCGAAGCACCCGATGTATTACGACACCGTGCTCGTCAACGGCATCGGCACCCGCACGCAGATTGCCCCGCCGAGCGATCCGGTCTATTCGTGGTTCGATCACTATACAAATTGCCCGGAATACACCTACGCCTCCGCGAACCTCACACTCGCCTACAATCGCACCAACTTCATCCAGGGCGGGCTCGGCGATCAAACGCTGCTCTACTACAGCCAGCTCACCAATTGTGAGCCGCAAGTCTCGCTCATGCGCCGGCACGTGTTCTTCCCGCACAAACGCTACATCGTCGATTACAGCGAATGCCAGACCACCACGAACTCGTTTTTTCAATGGGTCTATCACATCGCGCAACCCGGCGCGACCGTCGACGCGAGCGGCTGCAGCTTTCATTATCCCTGCACCAATACTTACGACGGCACCACGCAAACGGTCTACGTCCTGCCCTTCGTCAGCACGAGCAGCATCGGCTTGCTGAATGAAAGCGGGACCAACCTCGCGAAGTTCAATCCCTTCACCGGCGAGAATTACATGGGCGCGGATAACGACACCGGGCCGTTCGTCAATAACGTCATTTGGATCACCAACCGCGTCGCGACGACCGCGTTTCATTTCGGATACGTGATTTATCCCGCGCTGCCCGGTGAAGCCGCGCCCACGCTCACGCGCCGTTCAGACAACAGTTTTGAACTAACCACCGCCACTCTGCACGACGGCATTTCATTTGCCGAAACCAACTCGACGATTCAGGCGCAAAGCCTCGGCACGAATTATTTCATCCTGAACACGTTCAACACCACCACCAACCTGGTCGGCCCCGACAGCGATCCCAACACCAACACCGCCCCGCAGCTCTACGCGCCCGTCCGCGCCTTCACGGATTTGGATGAACGCGATGATGCGCCGGAAGCATTCCTGAGTTACGCCGCCATTCAAGCCGATGCGCTCGCCCAATCCGACCCGCGCCAGCCGGCGAACGCCACCAATGCGGTTACAG